CGATCTGTACCTGCTCTTGTTCCTTGACGCCGTCCCGCTCGGCCACGCCGCGCACGATCTCGCCCTCAAGGAGCATAGCGTCCTCGACGGTGGCCACCACGGTGGCCGATAGGGCGATGAGCAGGGTGACGTTTTGCATCAGAGGCGGCGGCGGGGATCGACGCGGCGGTCTTCGCGCTCGGCAGCGTAGCGCTGGCGTCGGGCGTCGGCGTCGCCCACGACGTAGGTGATGGGTCGCTTGGCCAGCGCCTGCACGTCCTTGCGCAGACCTGCCATCTGCGCCGTGTTGCGCTCGGTGGCCACGCGCAGCGCCGTGTCGTCGTATCCGCCCATCACCACCTTCGTCTCGCTCGACGCGAAGCTCGACGGCGATACGTACCCGCCCGTCGCATACCCTTGCAAGCCGCCGAGCGCCAGTACGCGCTCCATCGTCCAGCCTCGATTTAGCGCCGACGCCAGCGCGTAGAATGGGCCGGGGTCGCCGCCGACTTGCGCTTTGGTGAAGACGAACTCGCCCCGGTGCACGATGCCCGCCGGAGCCTGACGCTCACCGTCGCCCGTGTAACCGCCGACGGCAAACCCCATCAAGTCTTTGGCCCCCGCATACAACGCGGTCAGCCCGGCCACCGCCGCAGCTCCAAGCGCCACGTTGAGCGGAAAGGGAAGCCCAGCAACCGCCCGAATCCCGCTGGCGACCGCCCCGACCATCGTCGCGCCGGCATTCAATAGGCTGCTCCCAATCTCGCCAAGGTTGAAGCCCGTCCGCGCTGCCGTGCCGGTAGCGGTAGCGAGGGTCTTCGCTTTCTCCGATCCGGCGTGGGCGAGGGCCTCGGCGGTGTATTGGACGATCCGTTGCACCAACCACCGCTGCCCTTCGGCCAGTAGCGCCCCCACCAGTGTTCGGGTGATGCGCAGCGCCACGTCCGCCCGATCCGCGTCGTTCTTGGTCTCGAACGCCCGGCGCTGCTCGCCCAGCGCCTGCATCCGCAGCTCGTATTCGCTCTGCTCAATCTCGCGCCGACGGAGGCTCTTCTTCAGGTTCTCTTCCTGCTCGTCGTACTGCATCCGTTGCAGATCGATCTCGGCGCGGCTCTGCCGACGTTGCCCCTCCAGTGCTGCCGAGACGCTGCCCGACAGCACGTCGGCCATTCCGCCCAGTCGCGCCTGAATCTGCTGCACCTGCTCCTCGAGGCGAGCCTTCAACTGCTCGACGTGCTCGCGGTCGGCGGCGGCTTGCGCCTCCCGCGTGGCGCTCACCCGGTCGAGTTCAGCCTTGCTGATGGTGGCCTCGTACTGCTGCCGCACTACCGTGCGCTGCCGCTCCTTCTCGGTCTCGGTGGCCGTCGTGGCATCAATGCGGGCGATGTCTGCGTCACGTTTTTGCTGCGCAGCCTGCTCGGCCACCTCGTACGTCTGCCGAATCTGTATCGTCCGGCGGTCGCCCTCGTCGGTGATCGCGGCCAGCTCGTCGCCGTGCCGCCGCTCCAAGGTCGTCCGTTCGTTCTGCTGCCGCACCTCCAGCAGCGACGCCTCGTGCCGGGCCGTGCGTTCGGCCTCGTCGCGGGCCAGCGCGGCCAACGCCTTCTCGCGTGCCGCTTCGGCTTCCGAACGGGCGTTTATGTTGACCTGTACCGCAACCGCACGTTCCTGCACGAGCCGCTCGCCCGTGACTCCTTCCGCCTCCAGCCGCGCCAAGGTGGCGAGCATCGTCCGGTCGGCGGCGTCTTTCTGCTGGCGCTCGGTCTCGGCAATCTCGCGCCGCCTGCGCTCGCCCTCGTCGGCGATGGCCGCAATCTCCCGGTCGTGGGCGATGTCGGTGCTCTTGGCACGGGCGTCGTCCAACTGGGCCTGCAACGCCGCCCGGCGCGTGGCTTCGTCTTGGGTGCTGGTGGTGTTGCTCGCGTTGGTCAGCGTCGTCGGGGTAGACGTTTCGGCACGGCGACGACGCGCTTCCTCCTGAAGCGAGGTGAGGTCTCCCTGTAACCGCAAACGCTCTTGTCTCAGGTCGTTGAGTTGCTGCTGAAGGTTCTGCATCTCCCGCTCGTCCATCTGCTGGATTGTGCGGGCGTTTTGGTGCGACTCCGGGTTGGCCTCTGAGGGATTGTAAAGGTCGCGGGGCATCGTCAACAGATCCGCCGGGCTGGCCGTCTGGAAAGAGGACAACCGCTGCTCTATCGACGTGATGGAGTTGTTGACGAGTTCAAGGGCCGTGTGAGCGCTCGCAATACGAGACTGCAGTTGCCGCGACGTAATAGCATCGAGGTTGGCGGCGAGGTCAGCCACGCGCTGCCCAGCCCATTCAGCATCTTGCCCCATTTCCTCGAACGCCCCCCCGGTGTTCTTTGCCGCAGCTTGAGCATCGCTGGCTGAAGCCACGAAGGCTCCGACCACCAGTGCGATTACCCCAATCACGCCCGCTGTCGCGTTGAGCGTCACGTTGGTCGCAATCCATGCCCGCGTAGCCGTTACAACACCCCGGATGCCTTGGATGATGCCGGGAAAGGCCGTTACCATCGGGGCCACCACCGAGACTGTAAACTGTCCGCCGAGCGTGATGACGTTGGTCAACGCCAAAGCTGTGGCTTGCAAGCCCGGAGGTAGCTTGCTCACCCAATCCACCATAGCCGCCACACCGTCCACGGCCCCTGTCATGAAACCCTTGCCTGTAGCGACCGCTTGGATGCGAACGGCCTCCATCCGATTTTTCAGGTTGGCGAGGCTACTCCCGAGGGTCGCCGTGTTGCGCTCGAACGCCTCGGCGCTGGCTCCAGCCGCGTCTTGCATCGCGGCAAGGCTGTCCGCCGCCCGCGTCGCCTGCGCCCCGGCCAGCGGAAGCACAAGGCTCACGCCCTCGATGCTGCCTATGTAGTCGGTGAGCGGTTTGCCGCTCTGCTCGGCGGCCTGCGCCACGAGCTGCATCACGCCCACGAACCCCTTGGCCTCGATGGCTGCTTTGCCGCTCTCAAACCCCTGCTGTTTCAGCAGCGCCGTCATAGCCTCCGACGGATCGAGCAGCGCTTGAAGCGCGCCCCGGTACTGGGTTGCCACTTCGCTGGCCCCGCCTGTTACGCCGGTCATCGTGGCGAACACGGCGAACAACTCCTCTTGGCTCACCTTCAGTTCGGCGGCCAGCGGTGTCACGGCTCCGATGGAGCCTGCCAACTCGGGGAACGTCGTCTGCCCAAGCTGCACCGTCTTTTGCGCAAGGTCGGCGACTTTCTGGACGCCCTCGGCAGTGGCGTTGCCGTACGCCTTCGTGGCGGCGCTCGTGAGGGCAATGGCCTGCTCGGTGGTGGCCAGCCCGGCGGTCGCGGCGCGGGCGTTGGTCTCCAGAATCCCCAACGTGTCGCCGTTGGAGCCGAAGGCGCTCACCACCTGATACAGGCCGTCGGTCAGGTCGGCGGCATTTCGGCGGGTGGTGCCCACCATCGAAAGCAGACCTTCTTGGTAGAGCGAAGCCGCGTTCTCTCCCTCGCCGAGCAGGCTGTTCACGTTGGCCAGCCGCTGCTCGAAGTCGATGAACGGGGCTGTGGTGGTGCGGATGGACTGCGCCATCTGTCCAAGCCCCTGCGTCACGTTGTCGCGCAGGAAGAAGAGGCTCTCGTTGAGCGTCTTCATCGGCGCGTTCATCGCTGCAGTAAGCCCCTCCACACCTTCTCCCGGTGCAGACGGCTTGACCTCGGGCACCACTGGTACCTCGACTGGCTCGCTCAGAAGGCGTTCTATCTCCTCCCGAGCTTCCGTGGCCGCTCGGTTGAACGAACTGAAGTCGGGCTTCGGAATAGGTAGGGGGATGAGAAAACCGACTGTCGCTCGGCGCATTTGCGCTGCGATCTGACGCGCTGACTCGTAGCCCATCTGAACGGCCCCCCGGAACGCTGCCTCCATGGGGCGCGTATCAACAGCGATCCGGAGCGTTACTTGCATGGCACTTCAGCAGCATCGCATTCCCTTGGGCGGCTCCACATCTGCCCGCATTTTGATTGCGGGCGTGGCGATGGCACTGCTGGGCGTAGCGGCGATGCCATTTTCAGGAGATGCAGGGTGGGGGTTGTTGATCGTAGGAGGACTAGCGTTCGCGGGTGGCTGTGCGGCTGCGGTGGCTGCGCTGGCCGTTGACGCATGGCGCCACGCCTAACGTGTCTGAGCAGCGGCTGCCTTGCGCTCCCACCGTGCCTCCACGCGCACGCACCATTCAAGGAACCGACGCAAGGGCATCTGCATGGCCCCCTCGGCGGTGGCCACCCGCTCTTCCGCCAGCACCAACGCGAGGTCGCGGTAGCTCTCTCGGTACGGGTTGATCAGGCCGTCGCCTTCGGGGAGGCCGAGCTGATCCCGAAGCTCAGCAGCGTCTGCATGAGCTGCTGCCACGCCTGCCCGAAAGGGCCGACCGCCGCCAGCACCGCGTCCACCGGCACGGCCCCGGCCTCCGCTTCCGGCACGTCGATCACGATGGCTGCAAGCTCGCGCAGACCGCCGCCGGTAGCAAGGGCGCGGAGGAAACCGCCGAGGTCGAGGGTGATGGACATCTCCCCGGCGTCCTCCTCCGGCGCAGCAACAGCCCGCAGGCCGGTGGAGCGCTGCCCCAGCGCTTGGGCCGGGGCAGCGGCTCCCATCACCTGATCCAGCATCGTGTCCATGCCGAACCGGCACATCAGCGCCATGAAGCGCTCCACGCGCTCGGTCGTCACCGGAGCCGGTTGGAAGGTCTTGGTCTCGCTCATGGTCACGGTGCGGCAGCGGTCTTGAAGTCGGCGAGCGCGACGGGCCAGCCCGTTTCGTCGGCCACGAGAACGTCGTCATACACCATCGCCGGGTTGCCTTCCGAATCCGTGCTGGCGTGGATCTCCACATCGAGCGTCCGGTCTTTGCCGTCCTCGCCCTCGAAGCCCCAGTCGCCGATCACGTAGGCGTTGCGGAAGCCGAAGAGCTGCACCTTGGTCGCGTCCGCCGTGTCGTAGGCAATGCGATAGCGGTGGGCCGTGTCGGCCAGCGCGTCGAGCAGCTTGAGCGTACCCGTGCTGGTGTCTTGGAGCGTCACCTTCAGCTTGGCGTCCTTCGTCTTCGGACGGTTGGCGATGATCTCACCCGTCTCGTTCTTGACGATTTCTCGCCCGAGCATCTTCTCGACTGCCGACTTGCTCGTGTGGGCAAATCCGTACCAGCCCGCGCCGTCCGTAGCGCTCGGCTCGTTGGCTGCCAGCAGGACTTCGACCATCCACACGGCACCGCCGCGACGGAAGTTGCTCTTGTTGCGTTTGTTGTAGCGTGGCATAGCCGGTTACTTGGTCTTCGTCTCCTTGGCCGGGGCCGGAGCGTCGCTGGTGAAGAGGGCGCGGTCAGCCTCGGGGACGAGGGCCGCATGGTCGGGGTGAAGGGTCTCGCCCTTCACGTAGGTCACGGTGCCGCTGTTAGGCAGCGAGAGCGTGTAGGGAGACTTGCCGGTGAGCTGCATCACTCGATGGGGCCAATGATGGAAGAAGACGGCGACTCGACGGTCACGTCGCGGGCCGGGGCGATTTGCACGTGCTGCTGCGGCTGCGTGGCGAGCGCCTCAAGGGTGGCTTCCTTCCGGGCGCTGCCCGACGAGGAGCCGAAGTAGTACTGGAGCACCTGCGTCAGCCCGGCGCTCAAGCTGCCCAGCAGCACGTTTACCAGCGCCTGCACCTCGTTGGGCACGCTGGCGAAGATGACGACGCCGAGCGTGGCAAAGAACCCACCCACCACAATCGCCGAGAGGATGGACGGCGTCCGGTCTTTCACGTCCCGCTCGCGCTGGCGGGCACTCACCCGGTCTTCGTTGTCGGCGCGGGTGCGCTCGATGCCGATGCGCTCGCGCTCCAGTTCCGCCTCGATCTCCTTGAAGTCGCCAGCCTGCGCCATCCGCGCAAGCTCCAACTGCGCCTCTATCCGCTTCTGCGGGTCGGGCAGCACCCGGTCGAGCACGGGGCCGAGCAGCCGGTGGATGAGCGTGGAAAGGATCGGGTTCACGTTAGTGCGGAGCGGTGGTGGTTGAGCGTCCCTGCCACACGGTGCGCTCCAGTTCGCGGACGCGGTCGGCGTTGCGGTTGGCGGTCTGCTCGATGTTGGTCAGCCGGGCGTTGGTGGCCTCCCGGTTCTGCATCAGGACTTGGACGCCCTGCGCCGTCTCGCGCATGTCGCGCTTGATCTCCGCCAGCGTGTCGGTGATGTACCACCCCAGCACGGCGAGCAGAAGACTCGCCAGCACGCGGAAGCCGTTGACCGCAAACCAGCCGGGGATCTCGTCGGTAGACATCTAAGGGTCGGTGCAGAAAGAGACAGCGGGAGACGACAGCCAAGACGGCTCTCGCGGGCGGGCTACCCCTGCGGCGGGTTCGCCTCCCTCCGGGACATGTCAGGCGTCGGGCGTCGCGGGCGGGTTCACGGGCGTCATCGAGGCCGGGGCAATCTCCTCGCCCGGCTTCTTGTCGCGCTGTTCGCCCACACCGGCTTCCCACGCGGCGAGGATCTCGCGGCCCTTGGCCTGCCAGCCCTCGATCTCGCTGACGGCGCGGCCCGTGCGAGCGGCCAGCGCGGGCGCGTCGGCAGCCACGAGCTGCGAGACGTTGCCCACGCCCGCGTCGGCCAGCGACACCGCCGTCGGCCAGTCGATGCCCGGCACGTCGCGCAAGTCGAGGTCGTTCTGCCCCGGCGGGAAGCGGTCGGCTCCGGTGGCCTTGGCCTGCATCGCCGTGACTTGGTAGCCGCGAGCCGCCAGCGCCTGCGCCTGCGCCTCGCTGCCCTCGCCCTCGCCGTCCACGAAGCGCACGCCCTCGCGAATGCCCGCGAAGCCCCGGTTGGGCGCTGTGATTGTGTACCGGGAGGACGCCTTCACCGCGCCGCCCTTCGCGCCGTTGGCCGCGCCGTTGCGGGCGCTCGTCCGGGCCGTGCCGCCGCGTGCCTGCTTGGGCTTCGCATCGGCGGCAGCCTTCTCCGCAGCCGCGTTGTCGAGTTCGGGGTCGGTAGACGGGCCACGGGTGCCGTCGCCGTTCACGATGGGTTCTTTCTTTTGGGACATGGAAACGAGGTCGTTCGTGAGGCCGGGGGAGCGCCCGCCCGCCCGTGCCAAAACATCGGACGGACGGGGCCTCGTCTCCCCTCACCCTCGGGGTTTCAGGTTCAGCCTTCGAGCGCCACGCCGCGCCACTCCCAAAGGCTCTTGGGCGTCGCCTCGGCGATGGCGATGTCGAGGTTGACGTTGTTGATGAGGAAGTTGCCCACCTGCCCGGCGTAGCGGCCCTTCACGCCGACCGACGTCAGGCACGTCATGCCCGTACGCTCGCCCCAGCGAACGAAGAAGATGGACGAGGTCTTGGTGTTGGCCCCGAGCGTCTTGTCGAACGGGAGCAGCATCGTGCCGTCGGACTGGTGGCCCGCCGAGCGGATCACCACGTCGCCGATGCGCTCGATGCGCCGCGACATGTCGTCCAAGTCGTCCGAGTAATAGCCGAGCGCCTTGGCCACCGCCGTCATGCGCGTGCGCATCAGGCCGTTCATGTAGGCAAAGACCTGCCCGCCACCCGCCGGGATCTTCTCGGCGAAGTTCAGGAAGCCCTCCACGAACTCCTGCTGGCTCTGCTTCACGGCGTCGCCGCCGAGTTGCAGCACCTGCGCCGAGGTCGGCGTCACGACCTGCGCGGGCTTGACCAGCGCCGAGAAGCCGTTGAACGCCTCGGCGTTCGTGCCCTCGTCGGCGGTGAAGAACGCCTCTTGGAGCATGTAGCCGTGCTCGATGCCGTCGAGGCGCGTCTGCGTGGCCAGCTCCGTTTCCGGATCTTCGTTGCGATCCTCCAGCACCACGTCCACCTTCGAGTCGTACGAGGCGATCTTCTTGGCCAGCGGCAGATACACCGGGTTCGGCGGCACGGCCACGTTGTTCTCGTTGATCGAACGGAAGAGCGTGGAGGCGTTGCCCGTGCGGCGCTGCTTGAGGGTGTCCGCCGAGCCGTCGCGGGTGTAGAACTCGGCGTCCTGAAGGATGGGAGCGCCCTCCATCAGGGCGTTGAGCGCGACCTGCGAGACCGGGTCGTTCGGCGAGACTTCGCGGATGTTCATGGAGCACTTGCGGCGGGGCCGCGCTTGCGTGAGAGGGTCAAGCCGGGCGACGGCCCTGCTGCTTGAAGAAGTCGGCGGCGGCGTTCACCATCCCGCCGGAGCTCGTGGCGTTGCCCTTGCCCTCAGCGGGCGGCGGGACGATCTTCGACGGGAGGGCGCTGTTGCGCTTGCGGGCGTCCAGCGTCGTCTTCGTGCCCGCGTAGTCCGCCTTGGCCGCGTTGAGCCACACGGCCCGGTCGGCAGGCAGAATCTTGCCGTCTTGCAGCGCCGTCTCCACGAGCTGCGACGCCGCCACGTCGGCGCGTTCCTGCGTCAGCGAGTCGATGCGCTGCTGGAGCGAGTTGACGCGGGCCACGAGGTCGGCTTCAGGCACCTGCGCCGAATCGCCCCCGGCGTTGGCGGGCGCGGCCTCGTCGGGAGCCTCGTCAGGAACGGGCGTGGCGAGCGTCGCATCGGCCTGCGCGGCCTGCTGGATCTGCTCGTCGGTGGCATCGGCGGCAAGGCCGTAGCGGGCAATCAGCGCCGCACGAAGTTCGGGCGTCATGGTGGACGTGGGGTTGGTGGTTTCCGACGCGGCAGCGGCGCGGGCGGCACTGTTGCCCACCGCATCGATCTCGCCCGCGTCCATGTACGGGGTGTTGGTCAGGGCCACGCTCAGTACCCGTGCGCCGATCTCGCGCCCGGCCTTGTCGCGGGCGTCGAGCACGTACACCGGGCTGAAGTAGCGGTAATCGCGGTTCTCGATCAGCTCCTGCCCACGCGGCGTGAACACCGGGTAGCGGCAGTACAGGCCGTCCTCGCGGGCCTCCACGGCATCGCTCCACGCGGCGGCGCGGCTGTTGCCCCACAGGCTCTCGTGATCCACGTCGAAGAGCAGGTCAACCGCGTGCGCCGCGAAGTTCGTCGCCATGTCCGTCACGTGCTGCGCCGTGATCTCGTGCGCCCCGTCGTGGTGGTTCGGGAACGCCCCGACGGGCACGATCCGAATCCACTCCGGCGCGGCCTCGGCCTCCGGAATCGCCACGGCGTTGCGGTACGTCGCGGCCTTGGAAGCCGTGCGTGCCGGGGTCGCCGTGCGGTTGCGGAAGAAGCCGAACAGGTTGAACATGAAGGTGTCCCTGAAAGACATCCGCAACCTATCTCGCCACCCGTGCTCGATGCTACTACATCCGTTCCAGCTACGTGGAACGCATTTTCTATGCTTCGCGCACGAGGCTGACGGAGTTTGACGCCGTCCAATCCGACGCCGATGCTTCAGGTCGCCACCGCCAGCCGCCCCACCGTGCGCTTCAATCCCGCCGGGTACAAAGCCGCCCGCCGAAGCTACGACGGCGGCGACGCCGGGCCGCTCATCGCCATGATGCAGGAGGCCAGCCTCGACAGCCACGTCGCGGGCTGCCTGCTGGCACGCCGGGCAGGCTTCAAACGCGCCTACAGCCTCGTCTCCCCCGACGATACCGACGTAGCCACCGAGCGCCGCGACTGGTTCACCGCCGTCCTCGACGCGCTTGACGTGCGCAGCCTGCTCGAAGCCCTCCACGACGGACGGCTCTACGCCTACAACGTCGTGGACTTCGACTGGGAGGTGGTAGACGGTCGCCAAGTGCCGGTGCGCTGGGAGGCGTTCGAGCAGCACCATTTCAAGCGCGACCCGAAGGACAAGCAGATCAAGCTTGTGCTCAAGAACCGCCTCGAAGACCTGCCCGACACCGCGCTCGTCGCCGAGGCCCGCCGCACGCCGGTCATGGTGCCGGTGCTGCGCGACTGGATCTTGAAGGAGTTCGGCTTGGAGGCGTGGGCGTCGTTCCTCGAAAACTGGGGCGAGCCGTTTCTGCTCGCCAAGTACCCGCCCGGCAGCTCCCCCGAGTACCGCAAGCAGATCGACGACGGCCTCGCCGCCCTCGCAGCCAGCTCGCGGGGTAGCGCCCCCGACGGCACGAACCTCGAAGTCCACTCGGCGGGGAGCGAGGTGGGCAACCACGACGAGTTCATAGACCGCGCCGACCGAGGCATCTCGATCACGCTCCTCGGCCACGCCAACGCCGTCGAGCAGCGCGGCGGGCTTCAGATCGGCGACCACCCGTCGAGCTACGAGGTCAAGCACGAGGTCTCGGTGGACGACTGCTACTTTTTGGAGCCGTTCGTCAACCGCCTCATCCGCACCATCGGCGACCGCAACTTCGGCGATGGGCGCTACCCGATCTTCGAGCTGCACAAGGCCAAGCCGGTAGACAGCCAGCAGCACACCTCCATCTGCGAGACGTGGTGGCGCATGGGGCTGGAGATTCACCCCGACGAGGCCCGCAAAGCCGGGCTGTACGTGGCCGAAAGCCAAGCCCCGCTCACCCGGTCGAACGACCTCAGCCGCCTCCTCGACTGATGGCCTCTCCCTACACCGCCGAAGCACGCGCCGAAGCCCGACGCCTCTGGATCGAGGAGGGCTGCGGCCCCACGGCCATCTCCCGCGTCCTCGGCGGCAAACCGACCGCGCAGACCGTCCTCAACTGGGCCAACACGCCCGACGCGGACGGCAAGACGTGGGACGACTACAAAGCCGACCGCCTCGACGCGCTCATCTCGGCCACCAGCCCGGAAACGCTCGCGCTCAACCTCATGCGCAAGGTCGAGCAGGTCGCATCCAACCCCAACCTCGACCCCAAAGGCGCGGACGCGCTGTCCAAGTACGTCAGCTCGCTGCGCAAGCTCACCGATCCGGTCTACCAAGTCGGCATGACCTATCAGGTGCTCACGGCCTTCCTCGGCTTCCTGCGCCAGAGCTACCCCGACCTCGTCACGCCGGAGATGATCGGGGCCTTCCGCGACTTCAAGAACGACGCCCGCCGTCGCCTCGGCGTGGGCTGAGGCAAAACCCTGTCCGAGACCTGTCCGAGAGGCCGCACACCGCCCCGGACGAAAAATCGCGGGGCTATGGCCGTCCCCGAACGCCCGCCCCGCAAATCGCCCGCTACGCCGCCGCCCCCCAATGCTCCACCGACTGCCCTCGCTCGAACGCCAAGACGCCACCTTCGAGGCGTTCCTCGATCAGGTGCAGTTCGAGATCCAGACGCGAGACCTCACGCCGGAGAAGCGCCGCCAGCGCCGCGCCGCCGCCGACGTGGACGACCTCGCCTTCGCCGCCACCTACTTCCCTCGCGTCTTCACCTCCGGCTTCTCCGACCTCCACCGCCACCTCGCGGCCCTCCACCACGGCAAGTTCTCCATCTCCGGCTTCCCCCAAGCGGGCAAGAGCGCCTTCGCGTACCTCGCCAAGATGGTCAAGCACATCGCGCTGGGGCGCGGCGGCATGGCCGTCGTGGCCTGCCGCACGGACGACATCGCCACGGCGCGAACGTCGTCCCTCAGCCGCCTCATCCAGCGCAACCCGACCCTCGTGTACGACTACGGCATCGAGGTCGAGCAGGACAAGGCAGGCTACCACATCTTCAAGGCCGAGGGCGGCAGCACCCACCTCGTGGCGGGCAGCGTCAACACCGGCCTGCGCTCCATCGTGGACGACGATTTCAAGCGCATCCGCATCGGCATCGGGGACGACCTCTTCAACAAGGAGACCGTCCGCAGCGAGACCGACAACAAGCGCGTGTACGACTGGATCACCGGCGAGCTGTGGCGGCAGATGGAAGACGACGGCCTCTGCATGGTCTTCGGCAACTCCATCGCCGAGAACGCCCCCATCGTTCAGCTGCGGCGCAACTTCCCCGACACCCACTTCAGCTTCCCCATCCTCCACCCGGACGGGACGCCCACGTGGCCGGAGCGCTTCACCGCCGAGGACGTGGAGGCTAAGCGCGTCGGCCCGCCGCCGGTGCCGTTCGACGTGTGGAGCGGCGAGTACTTGGACGACCCCGCCGAAAGCGGCGACACCTTCAAGCCGGAGTGGCTGCGTACCACCCGCGTCGATCCCGCCGACATCGTGGCCTCGATCACCGTGATCGACCCGAGCTACGGCGAATCCCCCGAGGCGTGCTTCAAGGGCGCGGCCACGCTCGCCATGCTGCGGAACCACCACGTGGTCGTCACCGGGCTGTTCGTGCGGCGTGCCCCCTACGCCGTGCTGTTCGATTGGCTGCTCGACCAGCAGCGCATCACGCCCCGCCACCGCGTCGTCCTCTTCGAGAACGACTTCAGCCAGTGGGCCTTCGCTCAGCCCTACTACATGGCGTGGCTGGAGAGCCGCAAGGCGGTGCTGCCCATCGTCACGTTCAACTCGAAAGACAACGCCACCGAGTTTCGCGCCGCCGACAAGGACAGCCGCATCCTCAACCTCGTCCACCCGCACCAGACCGGCCTCTTCTTCTACGACGCCGCCGTCGCCGTGCCCGGCAACGACGATTGGGAGCAGTACCGCAAGCAGGTGCTGGCCTTCGGCGCACGCAAGACCAAGCTCGACGGCCTCGACGCCGTGGCCTCGGCCTACATCCTTATCCGCCGCTACCTCGAAACCGAGACGTTCAAGCCGCTCGCCAAGCGCCGGATGCCGCGCCCGTCGTGGATGGACGGGGGAGGCTGGCGATGAACGACACGTTCGACGGCCTCGACGCCTTCGCGGCGGGCCTCACCAGCGCCTTTCGCAGCCAACGCGCCCTCCACCTGATCGGCCTCGGTGCCGAGCGCATCATCCAGAAGCGCACCCGCGAGGGCATCAGCAGCGAGGGCAGCACCTTCCGCCCCTACAGCCCGGCCTACGCCCGCGTGCGCCAGCGCGAGGGCCTGCCCACCGACCGCGTCAACCTTCAGCGCTCCCTCTACGACGGGATGCTCTCGAAGCTCGACCACGTCGTGGCTGCCGACCTCTCTGCCGTGGACGTGCTCATCAACGACCCACGCAAGGCGCAAATCGCCCGCTACCACACCGTCCCCGGCGAGGGCCGCGTCTACCGCCCGTTCCTCGCCCTTGCACCAAACGAAGAGCAGCAGGTCATGGGCCTCGCCGACGAGCTGCTCCAGTCTGAACTGGACGCCCTCCTTTCCATCCGCCGCTGATGCCCAGCCTCATCACCGCCGCCGCCGTCAAGGCCGACTTCCCCGTGTGGGCCTCGTTCCTCAAGACCGGCCCCGAGACGCCCGAACAACTCGACGCCAGCCTCGACGCCCGCATCGCTGAGGCCGAGACGCAGCTGCTCGAATACCTCCCGGCGCTCACGCCTACCACCCTCACCGATCCGCTGCGGCTGCACCTGCTCGTGCTCGTGCGCAAACGGTGCTTCGACGTGCGCCACGGCAACACCGCCTTTCAGGTCAAGCCGCAGATCGTCCGCGACTACGAGGACACGCTGAAGATGCTGGAGCGCTACCGCAGCGGCGAGTTCGGACACGAAGCCGACCGCGCTCCCGACGGCTCCACCGATACGTTCACCCTCAACGCCAAGCCCCGCCGCTTCGACGGCTGGTTCCTCCCCTAACCCTCATCCTGAGCGAAGCGAAGGATCTCACCGCGAAGGAATGCACACCGCCCGTACCGACCTCATCGCCCACGTCGAAGCCCTCGGCCTCGGCTTCCTCACCGTCAAGCCCTACGCGGGCGAGATCGCACAGGCCGTGCAGAACGGCGGCGTCCTCACCGTCCCGATGCCCGCCGCCCTCGTGCTCGGCAAGACCGTCGAGGCCGGGCCGCACGCCAAGACCGCCGCACTCGACGTGCTCGTCGTCACGCAGACCTACGCCCTCGACACCGAGGACGGCAGCACCGACGCCCTCGCCCTCGCCGAAGCCCTTGTGGATGCCCTGCGCGACGTGCCCGACTGGACGGCGAACAACCGCCGCTACGTCCTCGACCTCAACCCCGGCCCCCGCGCCGAAACGCTCGCCGTCACTGCCGACTACTCCATCGTCAGCGTCAGCCTCACCGTTGAGGCGCGGTAGCTACTTGTGGCATGTCTTGTTCTGCGCAATGCAGGAGTTACCACAGGGCTTTCCTTTTTTGCACGGCCCTCCGCCACCAAAGCCCCCGCCCTCGCACCCGTCGCCAAGCACCATCATTGCGACGAAGATGCAGAAAATCATCAGCAGGATAAAGCCCCCGAAGTCGCTCCCTGAAGTTGTTGGAGAAGAGGTAGATGGATAGGATGAGCCTGAAGACGCGAATGTGGAGTAACCTCGGCGCAAGGGAATGCCACCGTGCAGGTGGCAATAGCCATTCGCACTCGCCTTGTTGCGACAGGGGCGACCTTTGGCGGTAAAACCTGCGCACTGCATAGAAATGTGGTTCTACCGTAGGCCGAACTGGGCCTTGTTGATCATCTTCCCGTTCTGGAACATTGCGTTCATGTTCGAGCCGTCGGGGTTTAGCCAACCGTACGCCTTGATGCGCAGCGTGGGCATGTAGCCCGGCACGCCTTCGGTGCTGCTGCTGGCCTGCTCAACGCCCTGCGCTCCAATAATGGCCACGGCCTGCTCGTACGTCATCCCTTCGCGCAGCCGCGAGTACTCGTCGAGTGTCACAACGGGCGAAGGCTTGTTTGCCATCAACCAGAAGACCAGCACAACAGCGGCAACCAAGCCGACCCAAACCCAAGCCGTGGAGGCTCGCGGCGATGGGGCGGGCGTCGGAGCCGAAGTCTCCTTGGGCAGCCGGATGATTCGCTCAGCCGTGAGTTTACCCTTGCGCGACGGCGTCTCCATGATCGGAAGTTGGGTTCTGAACGTCAGCGAGAGCAAGAATCTACTTACACAGCGCGAGCGCCCGATCCATAAACACGCCCACGTCTTTGTTGGCCACGATCCCCAAGTTCGCGTCCAGCGTGTCCTTCAGGATGTAGGGCGACTCGTGCAGGTAGGGGTAGCCCAGTTGCTTGGCCACGCCGTTGAGCGCGTAGTCTACGCCCTGTACCCGCGCCACCGGAGCCTGCTGCGGCTCGACGCAGCGGAGTTCTACCGACGTGGCCGAGATGGGCCACGTCTCGCCGTAGTCGGCAGGCGTCACAACAGCCGTGCGTTGCGGCTGGCCACACGCTCCGAGCAGAGCGGCGAGCAGGAAGGGTCTGTATCGCATTCTACAGCGGGGTGGAGGTGAGGCCTGTCAAACGACGGGCGATGCGGCCGATGGGCTGAAGCACGTCGCCGTTGGCCTCAGAGGCGACCCGTGGCGGGTACTTCGTGTTCTCGCTCGTCAGGGTCACGTCTCCTCGTCGCGGGCCTTGGCTGACGTGCTTGATGAGCGTCTGGTCGTTGAGGCTCACGGCGTAGATGCCGTCGCGGTCGATGAAGTCCTGCAACTCGCCGAGGACGAGGTCGCCGTCGTACAGCAGGTTCATCATCGAGTCGCCGCGCACTGGAGCAGCGAACGCCCGCTTGGGGTCGATGCGGGCCTCGTACCGAATCCAGTCGAGGAAGAAGTCGCCGAAGCCGAGGATGTGGCCAAGCGCCTCCAGCCCGCCATCCAGCCCTGCGCTCAGGCCGTCGTAGATCGGGATGCGCACCGTCGCGTCGCCCTCGGTGACGAACCCAACCGGCTGGGCACGATCAACGGTCACGGGAAGCAAGCTCCCCTGCATCGGCCCCTCTCCCGAGGCAAGCCACGCAATGCTTACCTGTGTTGCATCAGCAAGGGCTAAGAGGTTCTCTAGGCCGGGGTAGGCGGCACTCCTGAGGTACTTTCGTATCGCAGCAGAGGACATACCCGTTTTATCAGCCAAATCGGCGATGCTTTGGGTGCCTATGGCTTGCTTCAAGCGATCCGGAAAGGCTTCGAGACGATGAGGAGAGGGTTCCAATCGAAACTTTTGTTTCGTGAATCTGGCAACATCTGTTGACTTTTGTTTCGTCATCAGTGTACTTTCGTAGGCGTCCAATGGATGGACGCCGCCGAAAGGCGGAGCAATGTAATCCCGTCCCATGCAAACCTCCAAAACGATGGAGAAAATCGAACCCGGCTCGCACCTTTCGGAAGACCAGCAGCGGGCTGTCGCGGCTGCACTTGCACTGCGCGGCTTTGACGCCAAGGGCTTCGCCGAACTGCACCGCCTCAGCTACAGCCGCCTGCTGCGGATGCTGCGCGGCGATGACCGCGTCACGGCTTCCTACGCTACCCGCCTGTCCGACCTGGTCCGCCTCGACCTCGTGAAGCGCGTCCGCTCGAACGCCTTCGCGCAAGCCGCCTGATCGCTATGGCCCACCCCACCCTTGGCGACCGCGTCGCCGCGCACCTCCAGCAGATCGACGAACTGCTCCACCAAGCAGGCAACGTCCTCAACGTGGCCGAAGGACCGTACCGCGTCGCCGTCCTCGACATCGAGGCCGTGCTCGAAGCGACCCGCGAGGACCTCGCCTACACGTATATAGCCATGAAGCAGATCGAAGCCTCGTGGCACGCCCCTACGGTGCCCGCCGGGCCGTTCCGTGTGCAGCTCGTGCCCGACCCGCTCCGCCCCGAATGGTCGTGGGAGATCTACGCACCCGAGCAGCCCATCGCCATCAGCGCCCGGCCCTTCAGCACGCCCAAGGAGGCGCTCGAAGACGCGCTCGACCACGCGGACGCGCACGGCCTGCCCATCGCCTACGCGCCCGTGCAAGTCCACCTGCCGCGCCGCTCGGTCGGCGTGCCCGCTGCCAAGGCCGCGTAGCGCCCGGCACGCTCCACGGCTGCACCCCGTCGAGCAGGTCGGCCACCCGCCCGTCAATGCGGCCCCGCGCCACGCTCCAGTCCGCATACGTGCCCGGCAGCATCTCCGCCAGCATCTCCGCCAGCACGTCGGCCAGCACATCCAGCAAGGCGCTCTCGTCTCTCGTCATCGGTCTCTTGGGTGATCTCCAGCAAGGTCGCCTTTCCCTCCCGTCCCAGTCAGCCCGAAACCGTGTCCGGATTCTTCCACGAAATCATCACCCTGTGGAGGTCGCTCAACCTCGTCACCACCGAGGACGTGATGAAGTGGGCCGATGCGCCCCGCTCCACGGTGGACAAGTGGTACAGCGGCGACCGCGAACCGCACTTCTCCGACGTGCGCCGCGTCGCCCGCGAAGCCTCCCGCCAGCGTGGTCTCAACGACCTCGCCGCCGCCCTCCTCGATTGCAGCTTCGAGATCTGCCCACGCGCCGCCGCCCAAACCAACGGCTCGATGGACGACGAGATCACCGACCTCACCATCGCCGCCGGAGCCTCGGCGTCGGCCCACCGGGCGGGCGACGTGGCCGCGCTCGACAAGGCCATCTCCGACGCCGAAAGCGCCCTGCACCGGATGCGTGCCGAGCGCCACCTGCTCGCGGGCGGAGCACGTCCCTAACCATCCTCTCTCCGCTCCCATGATCTACCTCGCCATCTGCATCGCCCTGCTGCTGGGCCTCGTCGCCATCGCGCTCTTCGCGCTGGCCTACCGCCTCAGCACCGACAACGCCGACCTCGTCCGCACCCTCGCCACGCGAACGGCCAAGCCCGAGCGCATCCCCATCACCAGCGAAGAGCCGTACCCGCCCATCGCCCCCGGCGACCTCTTCCGTGGCTTCGATCCGCGCTACGAACGATGAACCAGCGCCTCGACCACGCCCGCGTCGCGGCCATGGCCCGCGCCCTCGTCCCGCTGCCGCTCATCGCCGAGCGCCTCAAGTGCTCCGAGAAGCAGATCCGCCGCATCCTCGCCGCCGCGTCCATCCCCGCAGGCTACGAACCCAACCCGGCCTACGGCACCGACGACGAAGACCTGATCTGGATCGCCTTCCACGCCCTCGGCGACTCCATCGCCACCATCGCCTACAAGGTCGGCTACAGCCGCCAGCACGTCCACACCATCGTCCACCAACAAGAACTCGCGCTATGAAGCTCGTCCCTTCCACAATCCGTACGGGCGGGTCTGAGACCCGCCCCGACGCTGCAACCCTCGTCGTCCTGGACCCGGACACCAAGGAGCATCTCACGTTCACCGACGCGCAGGTCTACGAGGCCGAAGAACTCGACCGCAACCTGCGCCGCTCGGTCTTCGAAATCGCCTTCAGCCTCAAGCGCATTCTCGACGAGCGCCTCTACCTCGCCCTCGGCTTCGAGTCGAAGCAGGACTACATCGTGCAGCGTCTGCCCTTCGGCAAGGTGCAGGCGTACAGCTACAAGGGCATCGGCGACGCCTTCGCGCCGCTTCTTTTGGAATCCGGAGACAGCGGAAACGTTCAGCGACTGAACGCCGACGGGCTGTCTGACCTCGGCGTCCAAAAGCTCGACCTGCTGCGGCAGATGGATCGGGAACGCCTCGCCCGTCTCGTGCGCGAAGGCGTGCTCGACCTCGGCGACGGCGAGACGGTCACACTCGACGAAGTCAAGACCGACAGCGTCAAGCAACTCGGCGAGCGCGTCCGCCGCTACCGCGCCCGCGTGTCCGAACTGGAGGAACGGCTGAAGCTCGCCGAGAGCGAGACCGCCGCCAGCGCCGAACTCCACGCCGACATGGAGGCCCGCGAGGCCGAGGCCCAGCGCAAGCTCGAACAGGCCCAAGACCTCGAACGCCTCTACAGCTCCCGCGCCCTCACCTACGAGCAGCAAGGCCGCGCCCTCGACGCCGCCGACACCGCGCTGGCTGACCTCCGCCGCAACCTTATCCGCTGCGGCGTAGACCCCACCAGCGCCGAAACGCACCACCGCCGCGTCGCCACGCTGCTGCGCGAACTCGACGCCCTCCGCCTCGACGCACAAGCCGCGCTCGGGTGGGTGGCCGACTACATCACCACCGCCGACCTCCCGCCCTTCGACCTCGACGCCGAACTGGAGAAGGCCCGCGCCGGATCGTCGGCGCCGGAGAGCGCCCTCGCCGCCGACGCGCCCACGGCCACCCTGCACACGCTCAGCCCCGCCGAGGCATGAGCAAAGACCCGCGCACCCGCGACCTCGCGGTCATCCACATGCTGCGCAAGCGTGCCCTCGACGCGGGCGTGCTGGACGAAGACGGCTACCGCGCCGTCATCGGCGGCATCATGGACGAACTCGGCACGCCGGGCGCACCCTCTGCCGCCGCCCTCGACGCTGCCGGGCGGTCGCGCCTCATCCTCGCGTTCGGCACGCTCGGCGTGCGCCTCGAACGCGCCCCCTCCCTCGCGCCCGGCCACGGATCGCCCGTGGTAGGGCACTGGCGAAGCCGGTACATCGGCTCCGGGCGCGAGGGCTTTGCGGGATCGCTCAGCCAGAAGCAGGCCGACGAGATCGCCCGCCTCGAAGACCGCCTCAAGTGGTCGCCCGACCCGACGCGCCTGCTCGGCTTCATCGAACGCCAGATCGGACGCTCGCTCCACGTCCACGAGCTGACGAAGGCCGAGGCCGTCAAGGTCATCACCGGCCTGCGTCGCCTCGACGGCGCACCGCGCCGCGAACGCCGCCGCTACACGTCCCCACGCAAGCCCACCGCCTGACGATGCCCAAGGGCCACACGCTCAACGTCAACTGGCACGAGATCCGCGCCACGCTCGACAGCCTCGAACACGGAGGCAAGGGCGACTACATCGACGCGCTCGCCGCCACGCTCGGCGTCTCCACCGACAAGGTGCGCCGCGAGATGAAGAAGGTCTTCGGGCCGCGCCGCGCCGTCGTCCGCGAGGCCACCCGCGCCACCGACGTCGTCGTGCGGGCCGTCGCGCAGGTCAAGGAGGCGTACCGCCTCGGCACGCTCAAAGGCACGGGCCGCACCCTCTCCACCCACGCCGCGCTCGACATCGCCGTCGAACGTGGCCTGATCCCCGCCGACGCTCGCCCGTCTGCCAGCGCCGTCAACACGGCCATCGAGCGCCTCGGCTACAACGTCGCCGATCCCCGCGTCCGCGTCGAAGCCGCCTACGCCTGCCAACAGTTCCAGATCGACTTCAGCCGTAGCAAACACTTTCAGGTCGTGCGGCGGCTGGACAGCGGCGATTGGCTGCTGCGCACCTCGGCGAAGGAGCTGCACTACAAGGACGGCGCGGCCAAGCTGCGCACGTGGGTCGTGCAGATGGTGGACGAATACAGCCGCCTCCGGCTCGTCCAGTACTACGCCGCCACGGGCGAGGGCGTGCTGCTCGGCCTCCAGTTCCTCCAGTGGGCCTTCACCCGAGCCGAAGACGACCACCTGCTCCGTCACGTTCCGGAACGCCTCAAGTCCGACCAAGGCGCGTTCCTCAAGACGCAGGAGACCCGCGCTGCGCTCGACGCCCTCGGCATCGACGTACGCCTCACCACCCCCGGCAACTCCGAATCGCAGGGCAAGGTCGAACGCGGCTTCCGCACGCTCTGGACGAGCTTTGAAGCGCCGCTTTTCACGCGGCTCCGGCTGGAGATGGGCGACAAAGCCGAGGTCACGCTGAGCGAGCTGAACCGGCTCGTCCACGCCTTCGCCATCGCCGAGCAGGCCAGCGACCACCCCACGCAGCAGGGCACACGCGGAACGCTCTACCAGCGCTCCATCCTGCGCCAGCCGCCGCGCACCCTCGACGCCGACCTGCTCGACCTCGCCGTGCGCACATGGGAGCGCACCGCCGACGCCACCGCCGTCGTCCAGATCGGCTCGGCACGATTCCAAGCCCCGCCCTACGCCGCCTCCAAAACGCTCCGGGTCTTCCGCAGCCTCGCGGGCGACTTCGTGGCCGAACTGATCGACGGCTACCACGCGGGCAAGCCCTTCCCGCTCCAGCCCTTCAGCGCCTTCGACCTCGACGTGTTCGAGCACCGGCCCCACCGCTCGCACGCGATGGAAGCCCGCGCCACCGCCGAGGATCTGCTGGAACGCGCCGGGCGCACGGTCAAGCCGCTCGTGCCCAAGGCCCAGCCCATCGCCCCGGCCTCGCCCGTGCTGGAGGCCCACGCCGCCGCCGCTGCCCAGCGTCACCTGTCGCGCCTCGAAGCCCTCGCCGAGATCGGCGCACGCCTCCGGGCGCACGACATCGCCCCCGACGCGCTCGACCTCACCGGCCTCGCCCCGCCCGAAGGGATGCCCGCCGCCGAGATCGGTGCGCTCACCGACCGGCTGCTCGGCTTCGGGCGCAGCCTTCGCCTCGCCTCGTGATCCACCCTTTTCCCCTTTCCGCTATGCAGCCTCTCGAACCGCAAGACGCCCGCACCCTCTCCGACTTTCTCACCCAGAACTGGACGGCCTTCGTGGCTCACATGGCCCAGCTCGAAGACCTCGACTATGACGACGATCCCGAAGGGGACAGCGAAGCCGCCGTATGCGCTGAGGAGATCCGCAGCCGCCTGAACGACCTCGCTGAACCCGACCTCGACATCTGACCGCTCCCCCTTTCCCCAACACCCTCAACCCAACTCCACACTATGGAACGCGACCGCTCTCTCTTCCGCCACTTCGGCCTCAACCCCGAACAACTCTACTTCGGCACCACGCACGAGCGCTACGCCCAGCGCATTCAAGATGCCGTCGAAAGCCGCCTCATCGTCTCGGTGATCGGCGGCTTCGGCTCGGGCAAAACGACGCTCGTGAGCGCCGCCCTCGAATCGCTGCCCGGCGTCGTCCCGGTCTTCGTCAACAACCCCGACCGCGAGCGCCTCCGGATCGGCCAGATCCTCTCCACCCTCATCATCAACCTCTCCACCGAGAACCCGAAGCGCGACGCGGCCACCCGCGAGGTGCAGCTCGCCCGCATCCTCGGCGAAACGGTGGTACTGAAGAAGAAGGAGGTCTGCCTGATCATCGAGAACGCCCACCGGCTCACCTCCGAGTTGCTGCTGGCCCTCAAAGACCTGCGCGAAAGCCTCAAGTACCGGGGCAAAGGCTTCCTCTTCTCCATCATCCTCGTCGGCCAAGAAGGCTTGCGCGACAAGCTGGAACGCTACGGCGAGGTCGAGCAGCGCACGCGGCCCATCGAACTCGACCGCAACGGCTGGATGTGCCTCGAAGACCGGCAAGACTACCTCCACACGCTCTACGGCGACGTGATCGCGCCCGAGGTGTCGGCCCGTCTCGCCAGCCTCTTCACCACCCCACTGGCCATCGACCACGTCGTGCAAGAGAAGATGCTGATGATGCGCGACGCGGGCCTCAAGGTGCTCGACGAATCGGTCTTTCCGCTCTCGCTGCCCGAGCAGGTCAAAGCCCTGCGCGTCTCGCTGCGCGACATCGAGCGCGTCAGCAAGGTGCCCAAGTCCACCGTCGAGGACGTGCTGAAGGGCAAGAACACCGACCCCGCCACCATCCAGCGCATCCAGCAGGGCATCAACGACATCGCGCTCACCCGCGCCGCCTGACCCCATCCACCCGCCGCCCGGCACTCAACCCCGCCACCCATGGCCGCCAAGACCCCACGCATCAACAGCCGCGAAAAGCTCGCCGATGCCCTCCAACAGATGTCCGCGCTGAAGGCGCAGATGGACCAGATCAAAGCCAAGGCCGACGCCAAGATCGCCGACCTCGAAACGAAGAAGCAGGCCGAGGTGCTGCCGCTCTGGGAGCAGTACCGCACGCTCGAACAGGCCGCGTCCGACTACGCGCTTGCCAACGAGTCCACGCTGCTCGAAGGGCAGAAGGGCAAGGCCCTGAAGCTCGTCGGCGGCACCGTCAAGTACACCGTCGGACGCCCCAGCGTCGAACTCGATGCGCCGCTCGATGTGCTGCTGCCGCGCCTGCGCCAGCTCGGCCTCAGCCGCTTCATCCGCATCACCGAGAGCGTGGACAAG